CATTGTCAGGCAAGGGGCAATCGGATCGACACGGCGTTTTGTATCCTACAACAATCCCGCGAGCCGGGCAAGTGCATCGGCTGCGGCCACTTCAAATCATAGGGGGACCAGATGGCAACATTGGGAGATATAGAACGCCTGACCAAGGAATATGCGGAGTTTCGTAACAGTCTTTCTGCAAAGGTGCAAACCCTGGAGGACGAGATTAACGCTGCCAAACGAAGGCACATGGCAGCCATCAAAAAGACCGTCGCAACGGTGATGGAGCGCCGGTCCCGGCTGAAGTCCGCCATCGAGGAGAGCCCGGAGCTCTTCAGAAAGCCCAGGACGATGATCATTCACGGCATCAAAGTGGGCTTCCAGAAGGCGAAGGGGGAGATCAGGTGGGTCGATGCTGCCCAGGTGGTCAAGCTGGTCAAAAAGCATTTCCCGGAGCTGGCGGAGACCCTGATCAAGACGACCGAGACGCCGGTCAAGGCGGCCCTCGGGCAGATCCCCGCGGCCGACCTGAAGCGAATTGGCGTCACGATCGAGGACGACGGGGACGTCGTCATCATCAAGGGTACAGACAGCGAGGTTGACAAGTTTGTCGAGGCCCTGCTGAAGGACGATGACCGGAACGAGATGAACACGGAGGCAGCATGACCAATAGGTTTTTCAGCAGCAATAAGGAATATGTCTGTCAGGATGCACATTTATTGGAAGGCCTTCAACAACTCAGGTCAGAATTGCGGGAAAAGGGCGACAGAATTTCAGACAGCGAAGGCCACTATAGGGTCGCTTCCGGAGACCTCCTGAGCATGTATGAGGAAGGGGTGCTCGTTATTGACAATTTTCTCTCACGACTCATTGAGAGAGCGAGACCTGATCGAGACAAGATGGTGGGGGTTTAAATGCGGCTGGTTTGTCCATCATGCGGGGCCGTGGCCAGCGGGGAGGCCTGGATGAACGATTCGATCATCCGGAACTTCTTTGACGTGGCCATGAGGCTCCCCTCCCCCGTCCAGATCCGGACGCTGCATTACCTGGGCCTCTTCCGCCAGGGGGGAAAGGCGCTCCCCTGGCGGAGGGCCTTGACCTTGGCCAAGAGCCTCCGGGATTTGACCGAGCAGGAGACGGTTCACTGGCAGGGCGGAGAGACCCGGCCGGTAACGCCGGCGATTTGGGGCCGGGCGATGGAGGCCACCCTGGCCAGCGGCCCGAAGGGGCTCAAGAACCATAATTACCTTCGGCACGTGGCCTGGGAGATGGCAGCCGAAGCGGCGGCTAAGGCCGAAGAAGCCCGTGAGCAGACCCGCAGAAAGCGCACTCAGGAGGAGGAACAGGGGCCTGAGCCGTTGTCCGATGAGACACGCAGGCAGATCGATGCATTCAAACTGAAAGTGGGGCTGAAATGAAGATGATCGAACCGATCCAAGTACAATTGATCCACATCGCCAAGACACAGTTGGGGCTGTCCCGCGAAGAATATGAGGCAGCCATCATGGCTCAGACCAAAGGGAAAAAAAGCTCCAGCAAGGATCTGACCTACTTCGAGGCCGATGGCCTGATTAACTATTTCAGGACATTGGGGTTCAAGATCCAGAGCAACTATATCAAGACCTCCGGGGCGGCCCGGCGTTCCCGGTGGGCCTATGCGAATGCCGCCAGGCGTGCCCGGAAGAATCCGGGGAACGTTGTCCTGATGCCCTCCAGGGACCAGATGGAGATGATCAAGGTCCTGGTCAAGAAGATTCCCTGGCGCCTTGAGGATGGATATCGGCGCTGGCTGGAGAAAAACATGAAGATCACTCGCATCAAGACGGCCGGGCAGGCCAGCGACGTGATCGAGGGCCTCAAAGGCTTGATGAAGACACAGTTGCAGGAAACGTGAGATGACGCAGGATTGGGTATCCCAAATCGCCGCCGCAATGAGCATCGAGAGTCTTCCTGAAACCTATCAGGACGTCGCCGAGGTGTTCGGCATGGAGGGGGCGCTCAGACTGGCCCGGCGATCGGGCGGCATGCGGATCTACGTCCCCAAGTTTGACAGCCTGGTCCGTGATCGCCGTGACGAAATGATCCGCAAGGAATTTACTGGCTCCAACCACAGGGAGCTGGCCAGGAAATACGGTCTTTCGGAAACCTGGATCCGAGAGATTGTCCAACGAAAGCCCGCGCACGAGCAGGCAGACCTTTTTGCCGAAACAGGCGCGTAACTCCCTTCCCTTCAAGTCAATTTCTCAATTGCTTTGGTAGTCTCTCTTTCCCCGATTTCCTATAACCGCCTCCAATAGCAATCACCTCTGTCACCGGCCGGGACTATGGACCTCCTGCCGTGGTCCCGGCCACCCGCTCTTTGAAATTTCCGGGGGCGTAAGCCCCTTTTAATTGCCTCCGGCTCTGCTCCGGTTTGCCGGAATCATCCGGAGGCATCCTTTGATTCAAACGCATTGCATGCGTTTAGAGGCGCCCAGCGCCAAGGCCTCCCCCGGGACCATGCCCACGGGGGAGGCCCCAAAACTGTGATGGACCGTATGATGCGTAGGGAACTCATAAAAAGCCATGAAGGGTTGCGGCTCCGGAAATATCGGTGCTCCCGGGGACATTGGACCATCGGATGGGGATGGAATCTGGATGCTCATCCCCTGCCTGCCGAAATAGCCTCCTTCTATCGGATTCATGGCGCCATCACCGAGGAAATGGCGGAACGCCTCCTGGATATCAGCATGGCCGCGGCCGAAGCGGACTGCCGGAACATTTACCCGGGATTCGATCAATTCAGCGAGCGGCGGAAGGATGCTCTGGTTGATTTCGTATTCAATCTCGGCGCAGCCGGCGCCCTCAAGTTCCGGCGGATGCGGGCAGCAATTATCGCCGGAGATTGGCTGGAGGCGGCACGGCAATTGAACGACTCGGCGTACTGGCGACAGCTCGGAGGGGATCCGGCCGGGACCGACGATGGCAAGCTGGAACGGCCGGAGGAGCTTTATCGCATGTTGGTGGAGGGATGAAGCATGAAAAAGATCCGGGAAATCATTGTCATGATCGTCAGGTATCGCGACGTCATTACGACGGGGCTGGCTTATCTGGCGAAGCTGCTCAGGATTGCGGGGAGGGTCAAATTAAGAAGATTGACGTTCTGTTTTTATCCATTCTGCTAATCGAAGCTTTGACCCTTTCCGGATGCAGCGCCGTCCTGGATACGGTCAAAACCACGGACAAAGATCTTGCAAGTTACATGGAAGTGGAAACCCTCAACCGGAACTGTACGGCGGGTATTGCACAGGCAAGCTCCGATGTTTCCCCGGATGCTATATCCCCGCTTCGTGTCGCCGCGGTTACCAAGTTTGCGGACCCGAAAACAGAGGATTACCAGACCTGTTACGCGAAGACAGCGTGGGCGCTATTCGTCGCGAAAAAGATGGAAGGAGCCTTCTCTTCATTTATGACGAAACTGACCGAACTGGGCATTCTGGAGTAGGGACATGGAACGACCGATGCTGTGCCCTGGTGATGAGTTCGCTACCAGGAATCCGATGGCCCTTGGCGCGGCCATCAACTTCTTCCAGGCGGCGCGAGCGGTAGACGACGAGTCGGAATACACCCATACCGGGATCCTCACCGATCCCCATGGTGCTACCCTGGAGGCCCTCTGGACGATTAAGAGTCAGAACCTATGGGAGGCTTACCGTGGAGAGAAGGTTCTGATCGTTCGCAACATCAACATGGTTCCGGAGGTCTATGGTGCCGGATTCGAGAAGATCCGTTCCCACATCGGCCAATGGTATCCGATCCATCGCCTGCTGCTCCATGCCATAGGACTGGCCAAGTGGATCCACTGGTCTAGGATCGTCTGCTCAGAATTCACAGCCAAATTCGAGTGTGGATGCGCGGAATGCCTCGGTAACGATAAAGCCTCGGGGTTCTTTCGCAACTACTACGGTGTCAACCCCGACAACCTGGTCGATCGCTGGCGTGAGAGCCGTTACTACACCACGGTTTTCGAGGGGATTGTGGAATGAACCCCGAGAACTGGACGGAAATTTTTAAATCCCTCGTCTTCTGGGGACCGGGATGTGTGATCGCTGGGGTCATCATATGGGCATTGTACCGGCTTGCCAATACGTTCATCGAGAAATTCGTCACGGGACTCATGTCAATCGGTACGGACTTCATCTCCGCGCAGAAGGAACAGGCAGCCTCACTGGCAAAGATGGCCCAGGGAACAGAGGGGTTGAGGGACAGCATCACCAACTTCGTCAACCGCGACAACCAGGAACATCGAGAGATCATCATTCTCCTCAAATACACCAGGGACCAGATCAATCAGCTCACGGGGAGCTTGGACACTTTAGCCGCATTCATCAAGGAGCAAAAAAAGTCATGACCGACGCCAAAAAAGAGCGATACCGCAGGATCCGCGGCGCGATCCTGAAGCTGCTGGCGCACGAGCATCCGGGGTCTATCGACGCCAAGGTGCTCCACTTCCTCATGGATGATCTGGGGTACACGATGACCGAAGAGGAACTGGAGAGCCACCTGGTCTATCTCTCCGATAAAAATTGTGTGCGGCTGGAAACGCGTAAGACCACCGGTGTGGAAATCAAGATCGCGGTGATCACGCCGATGGGATTGGACGTCTTGGACGGATTCAAGGACGACTGCGGCGTGGATACGAGGTTCTGAGCATGGGCAAGAGCTACATGGCCGACAACCGCGAGCTGACTTACCGCACCTGGCGGGAGTGCGGCCAGAATATCGAGCTGACCATTAAGACCCTCAAGGATCGGGAAGGGCTTCCCATTACGAAACCCACCATCTACTCCTGGATCGAAAAGTACAACTGGAAGGAGCGGGCCGCCCGGGCAGAAGTCGAGGAGCAGAAGGTCAATGACGTGATCGTCAGCGACGCAGGGAAGATCCTGGCCGACCTGGAGAAACAGAAGGCCAAGTACGAGCGGTTCTTCGACAGCTTGGGTGATCTGTCGATCGACAACCAAGCCATGTATGCCTACACGAGCCTCGTCAAGACGATTGTGGAGATCAAGGCCAGGATCGCCGCCTACAAGTCTGACCTTTTCACGGAGTTTCTCCGGGATCTGATCGAGTGGCTCTCGAAGAACGATCCGGGCTCGATGACTGCCATCGAGCATAACTTTGATGACTTCGTAACCTACGCCAAGGAGAGGTATGCCCACAAGTCTTAAGGAAAGACGCCTCGACCGCGATATCGAGGCCCTGCGGACGCTGATCCAGTCAAAGGCGAAGCCGTTTTCTGATGACAAGGCTGCGCAAAAGGAGCGGATCAAGCGGGCATCCTCGGACATGGAATTTTTCGGGCGTACCTATTTCCCGCACTACATCTTGTTAGAGCCTTCCAGCTTGCACAAGTACATATGCACACGCTTCCCGGCAATGATCATCCAGGCCCAGGAGGCGGGAATCGGGGATCGCGAGGCTGATGCCGCGCCCCGCGGAAATGCCAAGAGCACATGGGCCACGCTGGTCTTGCCGCTTTGGTGCGCGGCCTTCAAGTATCGGAAGTTCCCCCTGATCGTTTCGGAAACGGCCGGGCAATCCGAGGACTTCATCTCCTTCATCAAGGCCGAGTTGGAAACCAACGAACGGCTCAAGCAGGATTTCCCGGATCTGTGCGGAGAGGGGCCGGTCTGGCGGGCGACGCTCATCATCACCCGCAACGGGATAAAAATCCGGGGTGTCGGCGCCGGCCAGAAGCTGCGCGGGATGCGTCATGGCGCCATGAGGCCGGATCTGGTCATTTGCGACGACCTGGAGAACGACGAGGCGGTCGAATCGGCAGATCAGCGCAAGAAGCTTGAGCGGTGGTTTTTCAAGGCCCTGATGAAGATCGGGCAACCGGACACGGTTTACATCGTGGTCGGTACGATACTCCATTATGACAGCCTGCTCGCGAACCTGTTGAAGAAGCCCGGCTGGAAAGGCCGGAAGTTCAAGGCCGTCTTGAAGTACTCCCAATCGAAGCTGTGGGAAACATGGGAGGAGCTCTTCTCTGACATCTCCATCGGCAAGGAGGAAGCCGAGGCAATCGCCGACGCCTTCTTTGAGGATCATGGGGCGGAAATGCTGGCCGGGGTGGAGGTACTCTGGCCAGAGCGCGAAAGCTATTACTACCTCATGAAGATGAGGGTCTCCGAGGGACCGGCCTATTTCAATTCAGAGAAGCAGAACGAACCGATCAACCCCGAGGATGCCATCTTCCTGGAGGAATGGATCCAGTACTGGGACGATGACGAAGTGGACCTGACAGGGATCCCGCAGGCGGGCGCTTGCGATCCGTCATTGGGAAAGAAGTCAAAGAATACCGATCCCTCCGTGATTCTTGGCGGAAAAATGAAAGATAACGTCATTTATCTCACGATCGGCGACGTCGAAAAACGTCATCCGGACAAAATTACAAACGACATCTTGACCTACCATGAGAGGGAGCCGTTCACAGAGTTCGTCATTGAAGCTGTTCAATTCCAGGAATTCTTTAAGGACAGCGTGGAGGCAGAGGCCCACAAACGTGGACTCACGCTTAACGTCAAGGGTGTGACGCCACATACGGACAAAGACCTGCGCATCGTAACCCTCCAGCCCTGGATAAAGAACGGCTGGATCCGCTTCAAGCGGCACGGCATGAGGACGCTCATTGACCAGTTCATCTACTACCGGCCCAAGGGAAAAGGCGGACACGACGATGGCCCTGATGCCATGGAAATGCTGAAGACGTTGCTGGAATCAGGACTATATGGCGCGGCAGTGGCGCCTCCCAAGAAAGAGGAAAATAGCGGGGCGGACGGAAAGTATCACGCCCAACGAGGCGGGCGACTTTTCGGGACCTTACTGTCTCGAATGAGGAGGGCCGCTTAGATGGGTCTTGGCACAGCGATCGTCAAAATGCTTTTTGCCGGCGAGATAGAGCGACAGGTGAAGGACCGCCTGCCGGCGGCCGTTGGCCAGAACCTCAGCGAAATCGGCTGGCGGCGCCTGACCGGAGCGCCCACTCGCGAGCTGCCCATGATGGACCAGGACCGGGCCATCGAGGTGGCCTACTGGCTCTGGAAGACGAACCCCCTGGCCAGATGGATCATCGAGGTGATCACGGCCTTCGTGGCGGCCAAGGGATCGCCCTTTACCTGCACGAACGACAAGGTCCGGGACCTGCTGACCTCATTTTGGGACGACCCGGTCAACCGCATGGACATCCACTGGGAGAACTTCGTCCGGGAACTTGGCATCTACGGAGAGCAGTGCTGGCCGGTCTTCGTTGCGGAGCAGACCGGCCGGGTCCGGCTTGGATATCTCGATCCGGCCCAGATCGAGGAGGTCTTCCCGGATCCGGACAACGTGAAGATCAAGGTGGGGGTCACCATCAAATCCCAGACGGGAGGAACGGCGCGCCGGCTGAAGGTGGTTCTGGACGGCGAAAACGAGGCCTTTCTCTCGGAAAAGGGAAAGGAACTGCGGGAGACCTTTACCGACGGTCAGTGCTTCTATTTCACGATCAATGCCCTGACCAATGAGATGCGCGGCACCTCGGACCTGTTTGTCGTTGCCGATCACCTGGACGGCTACGAGCAGTTTCTCTACGACAGCAACGAGAAATACGCCAGATTCAACGCTTTCTTCTATGACATCACCGTAGATGGCGCCGATGAGAAGCAGCTCGCCAAAGAGCGGGCAATGTATGAGCCCCCGAAAACCGGGGAGGCTTTCATCCACAACGAAAAGGTCAAGTCCGAGGCAGTGGCCCCTGACCTGAAAGCGGAAAACGCTGAGACGGCCGCACGGCTCCACCGTAACCACATCCTGGGGGCATTGGGCCTGCCGGAGCACTGGTACGGAGGTGGCGGGGACGTGAACCGCGCCACGGCGGCCGAGATGGATGAGCCGTCGCGGAAGATCATCGCGAACCGGCAGGAAAAGATCAAGAACATGCTGGAGTTCGTCTTTGACTTCGTCATCGAGTCGGCCGTCGAGGCCAGGTATCTGACCGGCGTTCCCGAGGAGGAGCTGTACGCATACGAGATCCAGACGCCGGAGATCTCCGACAAGGAGGTGGCCAAGCTCTCTACCATGCTGCAGCAGGTGGCCACTGCCCTGACCACGGCCGAGGTGCAGGGGTGGATCAGCAACGACGATGCTGCAAAGGCCTTCGCCTATTTCCTGGCCTTCGTGGGGTACGAGTACGATCCGGAGGCCGAGCCGAGCCAGAGATCGCCCGAATACGCCGACTACAGCCGGAGGGCCAAATGACGACTGTGGCTGCCGAGATAGGGCGCCTTTTGGCGCAGAAGGAAAAGGACCTGCTCTCCGGCCAGGCTGCGCTGAGGGGGATGCTGGCGGAGGCGAAGCGCCAGATCGTGGAGGAGCTTGCGGCTCTCCCAGGCGAAACCTACACGGCGCAAATGCTCAAAGCCAATCTGGCCAGCGTCGAGAGGTATCTGTCGGCCTTTGAATCGAACGGCTCGGTCGAGATGTCGCGGAGGTTGGATCAGGCGTGGGAATCGGGTGCCGACCTGGTGCCTGCGGCCATGCGTGAAGGGGGACTCTTTGTGACCTTCGGCCATATTCCGGGACCGCTTCTCAGAACGCTCAAGGACTACAGCGTTCACAAGATCTCCGGGCTTGCCGGCGACGCCTTCAACAAGATCCGGGGGGAGCTTTCCCTGGGGCTCCTGGGGCAGAAAACGCCGCACCAGGTGATCCAGGCGATCGCCGGGACGCTGGACAGCCCCGGTGCCTTCAAGAGCCTGGAGGCCAGGGCCGAAACGATCGCCAAAGTAGAAATGGGCCGTGCCTACTCGACGGCGACCGTGGAAGGGCTGAAACAGGCCTCCAGCAGCGTTCCGGAAATGGAAAAGCAGTGGGTGCATGCCGGTCATCCCAAGGTGCCCCGCGTGAACCATGTCCGGCTGCATGGAACGCATGTGCCGGTGGACGAGCCCTTTGTCATCGGCTCCCTGGTGATCGACTATCCCCGGGCGCCGAATCTGCCTGCCGAGGAGGTCATCCACTGCGGGTGCGACGTGGTGCCCTGGCACCCGGCATGGGGGAAAAAGGCGGGCGGGGAAGCGAGAGGAAGTCAGGCCGCTTAAATTTGCCCAGGACGTTTTTGACCCCCATCCATACGCACCCAGGGGCGTAAACGCAACCACGGGCCGCTTGACATGTTTATAACAGGTGTCAACGGGGGCACCTAAACCAGCAGAAAGGAGAGTTGAGATGCCGAAGGATGATTTCAATGCAAAATGGCTCGAAGGGCTGACCTTTTCCACCTCCAAGGAGGAGAAGGTCAAGACGGACGGAGGCGACCGCACGAACCATGTGCCCGAGACCAGGCCGTTGACGGCCGCGGACGTTCTGTCCTGGCGAATCGATGGTCAGGAAGTGGTGATCGTGGCTGCCGACGGTCGTAAGCACCGGGTGAAGAAGTGACCGGGGCCTGGTGAGGAGAAAGGAGGCAAGGCGATGCCGTTATCGTTCGATCAAATTCGTGACCTGGTACGGCAGGCACTGGAGGCGGCCCACAATCCTGGGTCGGGCAGCTATATCTACATCGTAGAGCTTTATGCCGACTCGGTGGTTTACGAGCTGGAGGGGCCGGCGGGCAACAAGGGGCCGCTCTACTATCAGCGCTCCTATGCCTTGGTGGACGACAAGGTATCGCTGGGGGAGGCTCAGCCGGTGCAGAAGAAGATCGAGTTCATCCCCCTGCAGGCGGCAAGCCGCATACTGGCCGCGGCCGGAGATCCGGCTGACGAGGGATACGGCTATCAATGGCGTGTGCAGGTCGTGGAATACGGCCTGGGGTCTGATGGAAGGATCAACTGGCCCCGGGAACCGCTGGTGGCTGCGTTGTCCCTCTATGACGGGGCCAAGGTGTTCGCGCTGGCCGATTCGCAGCATCTGGCGCAACCAAAGCCGTTCGGGAAGAGCGTGCGTGAGCTGGTGGGATGGCTGAAGAACCCGGCCGACACGGGCACCGGGATCGAGGCCGATCTCTTCATCCTGAAGAGCGCCAAATGGCTACGGGATGGATTGGTGGACAGCCACGAACGGGGCATGCCGAGTCTGTTCGGCCTGTCCCATGACGTGGATGCCAAGGCGGTCACCAAGATGGTAGCCGGAAAGAAAGTGAAGGAGCCGGTGAAGATCACCGGGGTACAGGTGGATGTGGTCTATGACCCGACCAACAACGGACGTTTTTTGAGACTGGCCGCGGCAGTTGCGGCTGACCGAGAGGAGGATGAGATGAAGGAAAAGCTTTTGGCCGCGCTCCAGAAGGTGCGGCCTGACGAATTTGCCAAGATCGACCAGGAAAAAGTCACCACGGATGAACTGATCGCGCTTCTGGCCGCGGCGGCCGTGAATGATGCAGGCGGCCGTGGTGAGCAACTGACGGCCGCGGTCGTGGAGGGGCTCAAGAAAGTCATCGTCGCCGGTGATAGCGACGAACTCAAGCAGGTGAAGCTCCTGGCCGCCGGCCTCATGCTTGATCGGGAACTTAACGGTAGCAAGCTCCCCGAAGTGGCCCAGGCCAAGCTGCGCAAGCGGTTTACCGGCCAGGTATTCGAGGCGGAAATCCTGCAGGCGGCCATCAAGGAGGAAAAGGAGATGATCGACAGCCTGCTCGGTTCTGGCGGGGTAACCGGCGCCGGCGAGATCCGCGTGACCCGTGACAGCGCCGAAAAGCTGCAGGCGGCCTGCGACAAGCTGTTCGGGGTCAAAGTGGCTGATCAATTCTCCGACGTACCGTCTCTCCGAAGCCTGCGGGCCGCATACGTGGAGATCACGGGCGACACGGAGGTACGTGGCTACCTCGATCCGGGTCAGAACCAGCGCCTTCAGGCCGCCTACGGGAGCGCCACCTTTGCTTATGTGCTCGGGAACACCCTCTACCGGCGCATGGTGGCTGACTACCGCGAGATCGCCGACTACGGCGTTTCCCGCCTGGTGGGATCAAACATCAGGAACGCTAAGGATTTCCGGCCAATGGAATCCGTGAGGATCGGCTACTACGGAGATCTGCCAACCGTGAACACCCAGGTGGAGCCCTATCCGGACCTGGGCGAGTTGTCCGACGAAAAGGTTGATTATGCCCTCAGCCAGAAGGGAGGCGTGATCACAATCACCCGAGTCATGATCATCAACGACGACATGCGCGCCGTCACTAAGATCATCTCCCGCCTTCCCCGGGCGGCCCGCCGCACCCTGGCCAAGCGCTGCTGGAACAAGTTCATCGCCAACGGCACTTACAAAGGTGACAGCAAGGCGATTTTCCATGCCGACCACGGCAACCTGGGCTCCACGGCTTACGGCATTGCGTCTGCCCTGGAGGCCAAGACTGCGATGGCACAGCAGACCGAGCCCGGCTCGGGCGAGCGGCTGATGTTGCGCCCGGTGACCGTCGCCTTCCCGACCGAACTCTTCGGCATCGTGAAGATGGTCAACGAATTCCAGCCCACCTCGGACGACCCGGCCGACGGCAATCCCATGTTCGGCTTCTTCAAGCCCGAGGGCCTGGTGGAGTGTCCCTTCATGACCGATGCTTCGGACTGGATGATGTTCGCCGACCCGAACGAGGCCGAGATCCTGGAGCTGGCATTCCTGAACGGCCAGCAGGAACCGGAGATGTTCGTGGCCGACCAGCCCACCAACGGCCAGATGTTCTCCAATGACCGGGTGCAGTACAAGATCCGGCACGAATACGAGTGCGAGGCCCCGGACTATCGCGGGTCGTACAAGGCGGTCGTGGCATAGAGCAGAGCCGGCAGCCGGGAGATTGATCGGCGGCCGCCCTGAAT